GACGTTGCAAATGAAACATGGTGGCAAAATTATCATAGATTGTTGATATGGATGAATGTTGGTATGGACATAACAAATGGTGAGTACGCAATACTTGGAGCAAGAGAAGGTTGTTACAAGGTGTTAGGCACTGATTGGGATCACAGTCAAACTAGAGACTTTACAATACTAAACAAGCTATGGGAAGAAAAATGTTTTAAGGAATCTCCAGCAATAGAACGCATTACGCATCTTGGACAAAAATTACAAGAGCTAGAATTACCTATTAGCAAACAACCACTTGATGATAAACAAAGTGAATTTTTCAAAACAGTTTATATCAACACCGAAAGGGTGCTTGGTAGAAAGTTTTAATGAGTGAACTAGATAAAATTAAACAGTTGATGCCTTTTATCGAAGATCAAACTTCGGAAACATTCTGTTTGGCCAAATGGCATCACACAACAATTTATCTTGCAACAGGCGAAACGCATAGTTGTTATCATCCTGCTCCGCATAAAATACCTTTAGAAGAACTTAAAAATAATCCAAGTGCGTTGCACAACACAATAGAAAAGAAAGCACAACGTAAGATGATGCTTGACGGTCATAAGCCAGACGGTTGTAGCTATTGTTGGAACATAGAATCAATGGGTAAAGACTTTGTAAGTGATAGACACATTAAAACAACAAGCATTTACACAGAAGAAAGATTAGAAGAAATAAAAACAAAAGCCGCAGACTTTAATGTAAATCCAGAATACATTGAGATAAGTTTCAGTAACGAATGCAATTTTAAATGTGGATATTGTCACCCCAAAGCATCTAGTAGATATTGGAATGAAATAAAACAACACGGACCTTACGCAAAATCAACTGTCCATAGACAAGACATTGATTGGTTTAAGGTATATGCAAAGGAAGAAGAAAATCCTTACGTAGATGCATGGTGGGAATGGTGGCCAGAAGTAAGCAAAACTTTAAATATTTTACGTATTACTGGCGGTGAACCTTTGATGCACAAAAGTTTATGGGAGTTGTTTGATAGATTAGACAAAGATCCCAAGCCTCACTTACAAATAGAAGTGAACAGTAACATGGGTGTTAAGCCCAAACTGGTTCAAAAGTTAACTGATACTGTTAAGAATTTAAAGAAAGATGGCAAAATCCGAAGTTTTAAATTGTACACTAGCATTGATACTTGGGGACCTAAGGCTGAATATGCCAGAACAGGTTTGGATATTGCTTTGTGGGAAAAGAATCTTGATTACTATCTAAGCAATACAGGTTGGCCAGTAACGTTTATGATTACATTTAATATTTTTAGTGTCACAAGTTTTCATTTGTTATTAGAAAAGATACTTGAATGGAGACGCAAGTATAACAGTGATAATAACAGCACTCAATGGCAACGCATAAGATTTGACACACCTCATTTAAAGGAACCAACTATATATGACATGAACATACTGCCAAAGGAAAAGTTTATGCCATTCATGTATAAGCATTTAAAATTTATGGAGGAGCATCAGGATGATGCTGACAGGACAAAATTTAGTTCTTTGGAAGTAGAAAAATTTAGGCGTGTTGTCGTTTACATGGCATCAACACATTATGAGCCATTGAAGTTAGAACAAGCACACAAAGACTTTTATAATTGGTTCACTGAATTTGATAAACGTAGAAATTGTAGTTTACCAGGCACGTTTCCTGAACTGAAAGGATTTTACAATGATTGTTCCAAAATGGTATAGTTTCAAACCTCATCACAGTCATAATGACGGAATGTTTATTGATTGTAAAAAGATTATAATAAATCACAATAACATCAAACCGCCACACATTAATCAAAACGTGCAAAATACAGAGTTTTGGATCAAACGTAAAAGAAAAGAATGCACAGTTGTTCTAGGAGAAAGTTGGACTTATGGCGAAGCTCTATTGAACCTTGTGTCATCTAACCTACAAAAGTATGATTTAGAAACACAAATAAAACATTGTTGGGGTCCCACAACCGCAACATTACTAGATACAGATTATTATCAGTATGCAGTTCCAGGTAACAACAATGCAACTATTTTTGGAGCAGTTGAAAGGATTTTAGAAACTGTGAGTCCTTTGTATGATACTGTGTATTTGCTGATACAGATGACAGAACCATCTCGTGAAGAAATTATTGTAAATGACTTGCAGGAACAAAACCATCCACTTGCAAAACTATACGATCAAGATTATGTAAAAGGAATGACAGTGAAGGAATGGTGTGTAGAAAATGAAGATATAATGTTTACACAACTTAAAACAACATTATTAAAATTTAAAAATATAAAAACAACTGCTTGGAAAAACTTTTGCACATTACAAAATAAAAAGGATTATAATTTTAAAATTTTAGATGAAACATGGATTGAATTTAGTGCAAGAATAAATGGACACAAAGTAAATAGCCCAGATTTTTATGTTGCAGGGTGGCTTAATAACCATTTAAAAACATATTCAGGAATAGAAAATACTCCTAAATACTTTAATGAACAATTAGATTTGATTGAAGCATCAAATAAATTTTTACATGATTGTCACGACCACATACCACACCCCGGAGTAGGTGCACATAAACTTTGGGGTTACAACGTGTTTCAACTAATGGACAAGTAATGAGCAAAACAATTTGTATTTTACCATGGATTCATATGTACGTCAATGCCGACGGAAATGTTTTGCCTTGTTGCATAGGTGATTACAAACAACCTCTTGGTAATACACACAACAGAAGCATAGAAGATATATGGAACAGCCATGAATACAAAACATTAAGAAAACAGTTAATGAATGGTGAAAAGCCTAGTGTATGTCATCAGTGCTGGAAACACGAAGAAGCAGGTAACAACAGTTCACGCATCAGTAACAACAAAAGATTCAAAGAAGACTTTCATATTGTAGATAAAACAAATACTGATGGTAGCTTAGACACCATGGATCTACGATACTTTGATGTGCGTTGGAGCAATATTTGTAATTTTAAATGCAGGACTTGTAGTGCAACATACAGCAGTAATTGGGCAGTTGAAGATAACCAACATGGAGACAACAAACCTGTGTACATATTTGCAGGAGGTGACAGCAACGATAGTTTATACAATCAGTTTAAACCTCACTTTAAAAACATAAAAGTCTTTTATTTTGCAGGTGGTGAGCCATTAATGACGGACAAGCATTATGAAATATTAGAACATTTAATTGAGACAGGCAACACAAAAGTAACATTAGAATACAATTCAAACGTAAGTAGATTGAAATACAAAAACAAAAGCATAATAGATTTATGGAATAAGTTTGAAAATGTTACTGTAAGTGCAAGTTTAGACAGTTGGGGATCACGTGCAGAATACATACGTGAAGGAACTGACTGGGACAAAGTTGAAAGCAATTTGCACACAATCAAAGAAAAATGCCCACACGTTAAAATAAGTTTCAACACAGTTGTAAGCATTTTTAATTTATGCACTTTAACAGATTTTTTAAAATACATCACAGCAAGAGGATTCAACACAAACAATGGCAGTTTGTATAACATTGTTGATCCTAATTATTATAGTGTTAGTGCCATGCCACAGCAACTTAAAAACACAGCCAAAAGCAAAATTGAAGATTACATGAATGATAATCCTGGCAAATTTTCACATCAACTTAAAGGTGTTTTGCGTTACATAGACAACAGCAAGTTTGATGAAAATGCTTATAAGTTATTCAAAGCAAAAACTTTTTATTATGATAAAATTAGGAAAAGAGATTTTGTTGAAACATTTCCTGAATTGGTAGATGTAATTTAAATTAAAGTTAATCTATTGTCTGGTTGCAAAGGTGCTACAATTTTAGTTTCGTAAAAAAACATTTTCATCCAACGTTCATTCATCTTATATACATTGAAGAATTCTTGTCTTATTTCATATGGCCTTGCCGCGTCTTGCAATAGTTTCTTCCATTTATCAAATGATTCACTTACTGCGGCATCAGTGGTATCTTTCCAGTCATGTTTAAAAACTTCTTTTAGATAAGCATAATGTTCAAATGGATTAGGATGTCCGTCTTTGAAATATCTGTTTATTAATTTAGAATCTTGTTTAAATTTCTTCTTTAATTGATTGCTGTATAAAACATCATAGAAGCTGGGCATTAGATTCTCTAATGTATCATGATACAATGCGTGTAACTTATTAAGTTCAACATCTTCTTTCTTTGTTTCAAGATCCCATTGATCTTTAAATGCTGTAATATCCAACATCTGTAAAAAGTGCCATTGTGTTTTATGTTTTAGCATTTCATGAGCCGACTTTATAAAAGCATAGTCACGCAAAGATGCACCATACTCCGTAAAGTATTTGCGTACAAATTCTAAATCATAAGTTTCTTGTGAATATATGTTTCCAGGCGTAAGCCATTCATCTGTGTATCTATCTTCTCTGCTTACATTAGTCCATTGTACTATAACTAGATCCTCATGTGTAAAATTATACATGGCATCTGCCTGCATTAGTATATTGAATATGTAATGATTGCCTGCACCTGCTCTGCCAAAGTTATAAAATTCAATTGGCTCTAGTTCTTTCGCAAGAACGTTTGCCCATGTGCCCCAGTTGTATCCTGTAAAGCTACAACCAAATGTAAACAATCGTTTGGGCTGATTATGAATTAATACTTTTTTCATCTGCTAAATCTCTCATTAAACATACTGCTTGTTTGAATTGTTTTTTCTTGTACTTACCTTTTAACATAACTTCAAAATTGTGTTTAAGAACATCTTCATTTCGAAATTTCCAATTCTGTTGTCTATCTAATGGCATCTTTCTTATATTATCAATTATGCCCTGGCATTGTGTCCATAATGCTCTCCATCTTTTTGTGTTGTCTTTTATATCATCAAAACTTAAATTAAACCAATCCTTGTAAGTGCGATAACCATAATCATTAAGTTTTTGATTTGCTCCTGGCTGTCCCCATATCACAAAAGGTTGCATATGGTACATACTTCTAAAAGTCTTTTCACTCCAGAACAAACTAGTACCTAAGTAATCTTCTACAAATGTTTCGTTTACTATTTGGAACAAAGTTGAATCATGCAAATTACTGTGTAATCCAAGTGCATGATTAGTTTTAAAATCTTCTGTGTCTACTGTAAGTGGTAATGCTTTTTTAAATTTACCAAGATGCTTTTCTGTAATACCACTGTTCTTAGGCAAATTATTTGCGTAAAAATTAATGTTGTCTGTAATTTGATCGTGGCTTACAAGTCCGTCTTTGAAATATTCACTGTTAAAAATATCATATGCACTTAAAGTTCTGTGTGGCCTATTCACCCTGCTTAGACTTAAAAATATTTTGCCATACTTTTCATCTCTGTATAATTTTTTTGTCTGTTCTACACTGATGTCAAATCTTTTATTAATTACATCAGCATAAGGAAAGTTTTGATCATTCAAAGGAATAGTGGATATTTCAACTTGTCCATTTACTCCAAGTATCATAGGTTCAAAATTTAAGTATGGAAAAACATTAATACTTTTTTCTATTTTATGAACCATATTATATCTTGTTAAGTTTTCAACATCTTTCATATTACTGCTGAAGAAGAAAATTCTTTCAGGATCAACTCCATACATTTTTGCATTGTGATACAGCATATCATAATATGGTTCTTGGTGTATTGTGCTGAAACCTTCAGTACTTGCATCAAACACAAAAAACGTCTTTTTGTTTTTGCGTAATCTTTTACGTGCTTTTGGCTTTATATATTTGAATATGTCAGTGGTTGTAGTCCATTGTTTTGGATATGAAATAAGCACACACATCACTGTAATATCGTCACTAGGTATTTGGTTTAGGACAAATGCTTCGCGTAAATTAACAGTCGTAAGAGTAAATGTAGGTTCTACTACATATTGGTTTTGGGTTAAGAAGCCGTGAATGTGTTCCATAGTGTTTAATTTTCCATAAATACTACTATATTTATATACGCATTTAATGGTAGGAGATTAGTGTGAAGATTAGTTTTTTAGGACTAGGTAAATTAGGTTTACCTTGTGCAGAAGCAGTTGCACAAAAAGATCATGATGTAACAGGTTATGATGTAGTAAATGTAAAAAGTGACCTTGTTGCAGTAAAACAAACAATCAGAGAAGCTGTGCAGGATAGAGACATTGTCTTTGTTGCTGTACCAACACCACACCACCCTGACTATGATGGTCGCCAACCTACCGCACATCTAGAGCCAAAAGATTTTTCATATGATATAGTGATTGATGTATTGCGTGAAGCTGACAGGCATATGAATAACAAACAATTACTAGTTTTAATATCAACAGTCTTACCTGGCACAACCAGACGTGAATTTGTACCATTAATAAAAAATGCAAGATTCGTTTATAATCCTTATCTCATTGCTATGGGAACAGTGGCATGGGATATGGTCAACCCTGAGATGGTAATGGTAGGCACTGAAGATGGGACCAAGACAGGTGATGCAAAACAATTAATTGACTTTTATGCAACAGTGATGGAAAATCATCCTAGGTATGAGGTAGGAACTTGGGACGAGTGCGAGTGTATTAAAATATTTTACAATACATTCATAAGCATGAAGATAGGATTTGTAAACATGATACAAGACGTTGCTGAAAAACAAGGCAACATTGATGTTGATGTAGTGACAGAAGCACTAGCTTCTAGCAAACAAAGGATCATAAGCAAACGTTACATGACAGCAGGAATGGGAGATGGAGGCGCTTGTCACCCAAGGGACAATATTGCATTACGTTGGATGGCACAAAAATTAGATCTCAAGTATGATATATTTGATGCAATCATGAATGCAAGAGAAGTACAAGCAAAAAATTTAGCTATGTATCTTGTAAAATTAGCTGAAGAGAATGATTTACCAATCATGTTAAATGGAGTTGCATACAAACCAGGAGTGCCATATGTAGATGGTAGTTACAGTTTACTGGTTGGTCATTATTGTAAAGAATTAGGATATGACTGCATGAAAGTTGATCCTCAAGTGTTTCCAGACACAGGGCCTTATAGTGCGGTGGTGCTATTGGCACATGAAGAATTGTATTGTAAATTAAATGACGACAGCATCATTGTTGATCCATGGAGAACCTTCCAATCAAAAACATTTAAAGTAATTCATTACGGAAATACTAGATGAGCAGAATATTAATATGTGGCGACAGTAATAGTCTGGGCGAATGGGGTACAGTGATTCCTGGGCCAGCTGTGGCAAACAATGATCATCCAGAGATATTCAAACCATATAACAAAGAAGAATATTTAAAAGAACCTCATGCAAAACCTTTTAATGTAGTGTGGCCAGGGTTTGGTTATGAATTAGATCAAAAAGGTCATGCAACAGTAAATTATAGCATAGGTGGTGGAACTAATATTGAAGCAATATTTAAAGTTGAAGAAGCACTAGGACTTGCACCACCATTTACCAGTCCTGTATTTTACAGCCCTGATGTCATAATACTGATGTTGACAGAACCTATACGGGATTTAACTCCACCACGTTGGCCTCCAGAAGCAGGTTTAAAAGACTTAGAAAAATATTATGTGCAAAGAGATGAAGCTGTCAAACAAGCAACAAGTATAAAAGATTTAAATGATAGATTGTTAAAAATAATTTTTGATGGAGCTCAAAAAATATACAACGAAACAAACATTCCTTGGATAATAATTGAAGGTTGGGGGAAATGTCCTGCTATTGACAACTACACTTTCATAAAATATATCCACGAAGATTGGATGTCTAAATTACTAGGACATGAGATACCATTAATGAGCAGTTGGCCAACTGTAAATTTATTACGCAGAGCAAGACCGGATCTTGCAGATGCTAGTGCAACAAAATTTTTACAAAAACATTTACCTATAGAGCAAAAGGAAACAGAATTTAAAAAAATAGTTGACGATTATGAACGCACAATAAACACTATGCAGGAACACAAACAGTTTCCAGACAACTGTCATCCTGATAGATTCATACATCAACAACTTGCAAAAGAATTGGAACCTTATGTATGATATATGTTTCATAAGTTATAACGAACCTGACGCAGAGGAAAGATACGAAAAGCTATCTAAACGTTTCCCTAGAATAAAAAGGGTACACGGCGTCAAAGGTATTCATCAAGCTCACATCACTGCCGCAAAGAAATGCTCAACAAAAATGTTTTGGGTCATAGATGGTGATGCTGACTTGTTACCCGAATTCAATTTGGATCATGTTGTAAACGAATATGATTTAGATTGTGTCCATGTGTGGCGTAGCCGAAATCCTATCAACGATTTAGTCTACGGTTATGGTGGCGTAAAACTCCTACCAAGACGACTAACCATGAACGTAGATGTAAACAGCAGTGATATGACTACTTCAATATCAGATAGGTTCAAGGCTATGCCAGACGTGAGTAACGTTACTTGTTTTAACACAGATGAATTTAGCACTTGGAAAAGTGCATTCAGAGAATGTGCAAAATTAAGTAGCAAAACAATTAACAGACAAGAAGAAGGAGAAACAAATGAAAGACTTAAAATATGGACCACTAAAGCTAATGGAAGATTTTGTGAATTTGCGATTCGAGGTGCTAATGCTGGTATGGAGTTTGGCCTTTCTGATGGGGTTGACCTTCGGCTAATAAATGACTTTGACTGGTTACGTCAACGTTTTCATATGGATGAAATGAATGATACCATTTAAAAGGATTCAGAAACTAGGACATACTAATATGTTAAACAAGAAGTTGTTTAATGTAAGCTGGATCCTTGGACGTTTTTGTAATTATGATTGCAGTTATTGTTGGCCCTATGCAAGAAGTAAAACACTTGATCATAGACCCTTTGAAGTTTACACAAGAACAATAGATGAAATAAAACGTCAAGCAAAAGCAAATGGATTTGACCAGTTTCATTTTAGTTTTAGTGGAGGCGAACCAACTACATACAAAAAATTTATAGATCTAGTTAATCACTATGAGGACTTTGAAAGTGAATATCTAAGCATACACATGACAAGTAATTGTAGTCCGGGTAAGCGTTGGTGGAAACGCTGGCTTGATGCAACACATTATCTAGATAGAAGAAGCATCACTGCAAGTTTTCATGCAGAATTTGCCGATGAAAAAGAATTTGGTGATAAACTTTTATATTTACAGGACAATGATGTCCTTGTAACAATCAATCAGGTAATGGTGCCTGAACACTGGGAGGAATATTATGAACGCAGTCAACGTTTTGGTGATAGGGGGCTTCATGTTACACTCAAGCCTCAGTCTGATCCTACTGCTAGTTTTGTCGTGGGTGGTTATACGGAAGAACAAAAAAACATATTGCAACAGGACAATCAACAAACCACACCACAAATCATATTGCAGGATGATCAAGGAATAGAGTATTGGATAGATCAAGCAGAAAGATTAAATGCTTATGGGTTTAACAAGTTCAAAGATTGGAACTGTTGGGCAGGTTATCAAAGCTGTATCATACGCGAACCAGGTGGTGAAGTGAAACGTGCATATAGTTGCCATGATGAGCCTTTAGGCACGTTAGACGACGGATTTGAGCTGTTTAAAGCACCAATGCCGTGCGTTACTCCAACCTGTGTAAGTAGTGCAGATAGCAAAATACCAAAGGAGAGAGTCAATGTATAAAATGGTTGAATGGAATGAAACTTTGGATTTGGAAGGATTTTATCAGGAAGCAGAAAGAAGGGGTCATAGGAACAATGCAAATCAAAAATCGATGATTGATTGTTTTAAAAATGAAGACAAATGGAATGCTTGGATATTGTATAAAGATGATAAAGCTATTGGTAGTGTAGTAGCTCACACGTTTCCTGAAATGAACGGATATAGAATACTTGCAAGAACCTGTGTGTTGGATGGAGTGCGTGACGGAAAAGGATTAGGAACTGGTAGAAGATACATAGTTGAACATCAAAATTTAACAAGTCAATATTTTGTTCCGACTTGTATAGAGTGGTGTGGTGTAGATTCAGATATGTATGTAACCAGCAACAACGAAGAAGCAGGTTCACAGAGGTTAGTAAATAAAATATACTTTCCTTTGTTAGAAAAGCAAGGTGAATTTAGTAAAGTAAAGGAAATAAATTATAGAAACACAGAACAGATTGTTTGGAAACTAAACGCACATAAGTTTTTAGAAAATTTAAGAAAGTACCCATGTATAAAATAGAAGATATCAAAGCAATACATTTAGAAGTCACAAGTAGGTGTCAAGCAAAGTGTCCTATGTGTGCAAGACGTATCAATGGAGGTCCTTTGAATCCTTTTATGGGGTTAGATGAAATAAGCATAGACAAATTTATGGAATGGTTTCCAATAGACTTTATAAAACAACTTAATCATCTTGCAATATGTGGTAACTTGGGTGATCCTATTGTTGCAAAAGATACTTTGCCTATATACGAATATTTGAGAGAAGCAAATTCTACCATGACTTTACAAATGCACACAAACGGAAGTGGTAGAACTAAAGAGTGGTGGCAAAAAATTGCAAAGCTAGGAGTACAAACTGTTTTTGCAATAGATGGACTAGCAGATACTCATGCCAAGTATAGAATAAACACTGATTGGAAAAAAATTATTGACAATGTAATGACTTTTGTTGATGCTGGTGGAAAAGCAAGATGGGATATGCTAGTGTTCCAACACAATGAACATCAAGTTGAAGAGTGTAGAACTTTATCGCAAAGATTAGGTATGGAAAGTTTCACTATAAAACACACAACACGTTTTAAAGATGGTAAGTTTGATGTTCTTAATGAACAAGGACAAACAATAGATACATTATATCCAACCGAATTAAGTAAAAAGATGATGGGCAAGGTTAAAAAAGCATCTGCTGAACAGCTACCTACAATAAAATGCAAAGCAGTGAAGGATAGTATGCTGTATGTAAGTGCTTTAGGTAGTGTAACTCCTTGTTGTTGGTTAGATCAGCAGTTTTATCCGCATACACATGAGAATAGAATAGATTACATGAACAAAATTAAGGTTTGGCCTAACTTAAATAATACTAGTATGAAAGATATATTTGCAAGTGGCTACTTTGACCTTATAGCTGGTTGTTGGAATACAACAGGCTTGAAAGAATGTTCAAAACAATGCGGAAGTTTTGACAAGTTAAATGAACAATTCGTAGAAAGAACGTAAAATGAAAAAGAAAACACTTGCATACATAATTGGTGGTGAAGCTAGATTGGTAGCAGAAACATTTAGACAAGATGAAATATATCAACAGTTGTGCGAGAAGTACAAGGTGCATACGTATATTCACAGTTGGACACAGCTTGGTAGATGGACCAAAGCCAATGAAAAGTATCGCTTTGGTACAAGACCAGAAACTTCAAAGTTTTATCCGCCTGATTTTGAGATAGTAAAAAATTACAGGGAAGTTATCATGGAAGAGTATAGCATATACAATCCTAGGTTTATTGAAGTGGAAGATTATGATACATCTTTCAATGTTGATAACTTTCCTTGTGGACAATATATTAGCAGAGCAAAAGCATTTAGAAGCATAGCTGGATTTAATTTAAAGAATGCAGAAGAATATGATTATGTTTGGTTAGGAAGATCTGATGCCGCGGGCAAAGGTCAGTTGCCAGAGTTCCAAAAAGGCAAAATACATTGTCCGGAGATAAGTTTTGATGACAATATTTTTAGAGCAGAAGATTGGTACTACGCAGGACCATATGATATGTTTAAAAATTTAGTTGTGTGGGCAGATGATCCTATTACATCAATACAATCGATAATCAACAATCCTTGGATTATGGAACTAGGAGACAGAGTAAAGAATACACACGTTTGGCAAGCCATACTTACTGGTGATGCAGGAGAAAATATTTTTTTAAGAGATGAAATAAAATGGAAACTGTTAACTTACTAATACTTGATTATGATGGTACACTTGCAGATTGCAAGGAATTACACCAACAGGCTTTTAGAAAGGCTTGTATGAAAGTGAATAACGCAATACGTTATACTAACGAAGAAGTAGAAGGAATGCCTACCTTTGTTAAGATTGATTATTTGAAAGCAAAAGGATATCAGTTTGACGAAACACTATTAATGGATCTTAAACAAGAATATACAATGAATGATATTAGCAAATATGTTAAGTTTGATCAAGATCTAAAAGATATATTTGTTAGATTAAGCAAAAAATATAAACTTGCAGTTTGTTCAAATGCTACTCGTAAATTTGTAGATAAAAGTTTAGCAATACAAAAGTTGGATATGTTTGATCCTGTGTGTACCGCAACAGAACACAAACCTAAACCAGAAGTTGATATGTATTACAATGCCATGTATCATTACGGAGTATCGCCAATGCAAACAGTTATATTTGAAGACAGTCCACTAGGAATACAAGCGGCAACTTCAACCACGGCTACCGTAAAGCAAGTTAAAAATGTAGAACATTTAAAGGGGCTATTAAATGAGTATTAAGTTAATAATGCCTATGGCAGGTGATGGAAACAGGTTCAAAGAAAAAGGATATGATATACCCAAGCCTTTGGTTCCTGTAAAAGGTATACCAATGTTTCAATATGCTGAACAACAGATAGGTATTGACTTTGATGAACGTATTTTTATAGTGCGTAAGGATCATAACATCACTGACAAAATTAAAGATTTGTATTCTAATGCAACAGTCATAGAACTGGACCAACTTACAGAAGGTACTGCTTGTACACTTTACAAAGCCAAAGAACTATTCGCTGAAGGAGATAGTGTGTTTGTTAGCAACTGTGATCAAAGTGTTGCATGGGATAGCAACAAGGTTAGAACAATTATAGACAATGGTATAGACGGACTTATAGCAACCTTTACGTGTCCAGATAAAAATCCTAAATGGAGTTATGCAAAAACAGTTGCAGACAAAGTTGTAGAGGTTGCAGAAAAGAAAGCAATATCAGACAGAGCAACAGTAGGATATTATTATTGGCGTGATGCAAAACAAATGTTTAGAAACATAGATCAAATGATTGAAGCTAATGATAGGATCAACAATGAATTTTACACTTGCCCTGTGTATAATTACACTATAAAGGAAGGTGCAAATGTGTGTGCATTTGATGTTGTTTCAATGCAAGGTATTGGGACACCAGAAGATCTAGAAAGTTACATAAATGAAAATTGATATTAATGACATAAAATTTTGGATGGATGCAATCCGCAACAGTGATGATAGAGATCGCACACTTGAAACTTTTTGGGGAGGGCAAATCAAAAGCAAGTTGTGGTTAATAGAACAACTTGAGAAACACAAAGCAATTAGAAACGCAGAATGTATCATACACGGAGGTTGGAATGGATTGTTGGCTTGTATGATATTCAATAGTGAACTTGGAATAAAACATATCACTAGCATAGACATAGATCCTAAATGTAAAGAAATTGCATCAACAATGAATAAACGTTATGAAATGGAAGGTAAATTTGAATCTGTTACAGCAGATATGTGTGAATATGAATACAAAACTAATCCTTATTTTGTAATCAATACAAGTTGTGAACACATAACACAGGAACAATATAATAAGTGGTTAGATAAAGTGCCAGGTGATGCACAGATTGTTTTACAAAGCAACAATTATTTCGAACTAGAAGAACACGTGAATTGTATGAAAAGTCTTGCAGATTTTGAAAGAAAAAGTAAATTAAAAGTTTCTGAAAAGATGGAACTTGAATTACCTAAGTATACAAGATATATGTTAATAGGAAGGAAAGATGACTAAAACTTTTTGCCCTTTGCCTTGGATACATTTAGCTACAAGACCTAATGGAGATGTTAGAGTGTGTTGTACTGCCAATGCCAGTGGTGCAGGTAAA